AGTGGTAGACTATTACTCCTAAAAGTCTTGCCCCCTTCGGGGGGCTTTTTACTTACTTAATACATTAAGGAGACAACTAATGAATGATTTATCATTCTTTAAGTACTTACGTGCGTGGCAAAAGCGCGAGTTCGGTGGCAACATTTTTCTCAACGAGGCGGTAGGTGCGTTGTTGTTCATTGCCTTTCTTACGTTAGCTTACTCAATGGTGGATTAGATGGCAGAAGAAAGAGAATGGGTAGAAATTAAGGGTAGCACTATGCGTATTCGTGATGACGGGCGCGTTGACTGCTACAGCGAATCTGGGTATCGCGTGTTGGAGCTAGGTTCTTTACCTGCAACAACCCAGCGGATGCTGACTAACAACAAGGTTATGTCTAGTCATGAGTTGTTTAAATGGCTGGAGACTTGCCCCAACAGCGATTGGTTTCAAGGTACTAGCCAGAGGCGTGGCGTTACCATCTTCTTCCCAACAAGTGATGAGGATGTGGATTAATGCGCCACTGCTATACGTGCAACCGATGTGGAGTTCCAATAGTCAAGGCACTGTGCGAACAGTGCCAAACCAAACTTAAAGGGATCAAAAATGAAGAGGGAAAGCGACCCAATAAACCCAGACCATTACCGGCAAGATAACGAGATAGAGTGTATAGACGCTATGCTTGCCGCGTACGGTGAAGAAGAAGTGCGTATCTACGCAAAGCTCGCGGCTTTTAAATATAGCTGGCGAAGGGGGCGTAAAGACAACGAAGAACAAGAAGTCGAGAAGCAGATGTGGTACTTACAACTGTCCCTTGGCATAGACCCAAGGGGGGAGCGTGATGCGTACAGTCTACGTTGACTTTGAGACGTACTACGACTCCGACTACTCACTTAGTAAACTCCAAACAGATGCCTACATTGTTGATGATCGCTACGAAACTATCATGGTTGGCGTGGCGATTGGCGACGAGCAACCTTTCTCCGTCGTTGGCGACGAGCAATCCATCAAGAAAAAACTTGATGGCCTGTGTGATTGGAACAACGTACAAATTTGTTGCCACAACACTATGTTCGACGGGTATATTTTAGCTAAGCGTTATGGAATAAACCCACGAATGTGGACTTGTACGCAAGCCTTGTCTCGCATGGTGCATCCGTACTTGCGCTCTCACTCACTAGCTAATATGGCTAGATACTACAAACTACAAAGCAAGGGCACAGCCGTCCACAATATGAAAGGCGTTCGTCTCGCTGACATGGACGAGGACACGTTTGCAGACTACGAAGCATATTGTCTTACTGACGTTGAAATCTGTCGCGATTTGCACCGGAAACTTTCCTATAAGTCACCTGTACTTAATAACTTGCTGATCGACATGACGATCCGTATGTTCACAGAGCCAGAGTTTGTTGGTGATCTTGATCTCATGCAGGATCTATACACCAAAGAAGTGCAGAGGAAAGAAGGGCTGTTAGCGCTGGCACAAGCTGACCGCTCTGAGATTATGTCGAGCGCCAAGTTTGCGGAGAAGCTACGCGCCCTTGGTGTGTACCCGCCTACCAAAGTAAGCCCCAGAACGGGCAAGACTACTTTCGCTTTTGCCAAGACAGATAAAGAGTTTCTGGCTTTGCAGGAGCATCCTGACTCAGAAGTGCAGGCGCTGGTAGCCGCTAGGCTGGGCGCGAAGACCACCATTGCAGAGACACGGGCTGAACGTTTTATTGAGATGACAAAGCGTGGCCCACTTCCTGTGTACTTAAACTATTGGGGCGCTAAAACAACCGGAAGGTACTCCGGCGGCAACAAAGTTAATTGGCAGAACCTACCAGCCAGAGGGATCAGTGCTGGTTTGCGTAACGCGCTCCGCGCCCCCGAAGGACACTCTGTACTTGTTGGCGACTCATCTAATATCGAACTGCGTACCGTGATGGCTTTGGCAGGGCAAACTGATGTTATCGAAAAGCTGGAGGCGGGAGTCGATATGTACTGCGACTTTGCTTCCCGTATGTTCGGTAGGGAGATAACCAAAGCTGACAAAGCAGAGAGGTTTCTAGGTAAGACCGCTATGCTCGGCTTGCAATACGGCGCAGGTGCCGCACGCTTCCAAGAGATGGCTAACCTACAAGGTAAGTACATAGGCGCAGAACCTATCTCAATGGACAGAGCTTACGAGATCGTTGAGCTTTACCGCAGTGTCCACTACGAAGTAACTAAACTGTGGCAACACTGCGAGCACTCTGTGCTACCTAATATATCGAACGAGAACTGGCTTGAGCCTGTTGATATAAGAAGTTGGTTCATTACACAAAACGAAGGTTTCGGCAGGCCGGGAGAGCCGGGGGTTGTATACCATAAGCTACGCTACAAAAAAGATGGCTGGGTGTATACGATGGGCCGCAACGAAGAAGTCAGAATCTTTGGCCCGAAAGTTGTAGAAAATCTTTGCCAACATGCGGCAATGCAGATTGTTATGTGGCAGACTGCTAGGATCAATCAGCGGTATCCGGTAAAGCTATCGGTACATGACGAAGCTGTGTGCATTGTCCCTGATGATGAACTTGTTGAAGCGCGAGCTTACATGGAGGAATGTCTGAACCTGACACCTAAGTGGTGCAGGGGTTACATCCCCGTAGCTTGCGAAACAGAGGTGGGAGCATCGTATGGAGAAGCCAAATGATTACTAGGATACACGTTAATCAGCACGTTATTAGACGTAATCTTAAAGTGTCCGATCCGTCGCAACATGAGCCGCCGATAACAGTAAAGCAAGGCAAAAAGAATACGTACTGCCACGACGTTTATATACACGGCCCATCAAAAGTTGTTCACTCTCCAGATAAGCCACTTAACTGTGGCGCTAGAGTGTGGATCGAAACAGAAAGCGAAGTAACTATGGAGAGGCCGCGTATATGAGCGACAAGATGGCTCTTTCTTACAGCAGGTTGAGTACGTTTGAAAACTGCCCAGCCCAGTTTGACTACTTGTACGTTAGCAAGTCCGTGCGAATGGCGAGTAGCGAGGCGATTGACTACGGGCATCGGGTACACAAGGTGCTGGAAGACTACGGCAGGGGCGAGCTTAATCCCACGGGATTAACAGAAGAAGATGAGTTGTCTCTCAAGAAGTGGGGCAACATCGTAGACGTAATTATGTCGCGCTCTGGCGAGAAGAAGTTTGAGTACCAGATGGCGGTGAATGAGAATCTTGAGCCAGTTGATTGGTTTGCAAACGATGCGTACTTTCGATCAATCGCTGACGTTTTAGTTATTGACGGCGACACAGCATACTGTTTAGACTACAAAACAGGCAAGGTAAGAGAGTCGCCCACACAGCTACAGTTGTTTGCGGCGATGATCTTCTGGCACTTCCCCGAAGTGCAGACAGTAAAGACCTCGTTTATTTGGTTACGGTTTAACAAAACGACGAACACGACGTATGAACGTCGATATTTAGAATCTCTGTGGGGCGCATTGAAGCCTCGCATTGATCGCGTGCATGAAACGATTGACTTGGGTGTGTTTGAAACCAAGCCAAGCGGGTTGTGTCCGTGGTGTCCTGCAAAGGAAATTTGTCCAGACGCTAGACTAAGGAGACGATAGTGGCTAAGTACAAAGCATGGTCTGCAAAACACGACCAAAAACTGTTTGAAATGAAGGCAGACGGCGTTAGCTATAAAGAGATGGCTAAAACTCTGCGGCGTTCAGAAAGCTCAATAGCTAACAGGCTGAACAAACTGAAACGGGAGAACTCGTTTGATACGTTTCTTAATATTCCCGTAGCACCGCCTGTTGAGCCAGAGTCAACCCCCGCAAAAACCGAGCCAACTTTTATCGAAGCAATTAGTTTTGAGCATGTGTTGATTGCGGTTGTGTTGTTTGGTATGGGCTTCATTCTTGGTGCTTCACTGTACGCATGAAGAACGAAGGTGACGTAAAGAAGGCCGTTCGCAAGGTGCTGGACTCAGTAGATCAATGCTACTACTTCATGCCCCCTGCGAACGGCTACGGGCGCTCGGGTATACCTGACTTTATCGGACAAGTGAACGGTCAGTTTTTTGGTATCGAAACGAAGTTCGGCAAAAACGAGCCAACCGCCAATCAAGTTCGTGAGATAGGGCGCATACTGCAAAGCGGGGGACAGTGCTGGATCGTTCGCGAAGGCGTGTCCCTGACAGGATGGGAAGCTGAGTTTAGGGGGTGGGCCGCGCTGTGCTTGTAGTGCCAGAACAAAAGAAAGTCGTTCTAAAGTCATCTATTAATGACGACATTGCGACCGTCATGCCACACGCAAAGACGTTACGCAAAGATGGGGAAGATTTACTCGTTGTACCGCACGGCGTGCAAGAGTGTATGGTTTTGCGCAACATGGGCATTACTGTGCCTTCCCCTATTGGTTACTACTACGACTACCCTGCTCGCTTTGAGCCGATGGAGCACCAGCGAAACACCGCTGAGTTTCTGTCCCTTAATAAGCGTGCTTTGTGCCTTAACGCACCGGGGACGGGCAAGACAATAAGCTCTATCTGGGCCGCTGACTATCTGATAAATGCTGGCGAAGCCAAGAAAGTTTTAATCATAGCGCCCCTATCAACCACCAAAGAAGTTTGGGGTAGAGAGCTAAAGATGCACCTGCCGCACAGATCCTTTGTTATCTGCACAGGTACACGACAGAAAAGGCTTAAGTTGCTAGACACCCCCGGCGTCCAGTACGTCATCATTAACCACGATGGCTTCACGGGGCTAAGCAAAGAACTAAATGATTTTGACGTTGTTATCTACGACGAAGCGACCGCGCTCAAGACGCCTAGCTCACAACGGTACAAGATATTTTTTAATTGGCTGAAGCAACACCAGCCTTGGTTGTGGTTACTGACAGGCACACCCATATCGCAGACGCCAGCCGATGCGTGGACGTTAGCGAGGCTTGTTGAATCGCCACATGTAGCCAGAAGCTACACATCTTTCAAAGAAACTGTGATGAAGAAGGTGTCGCAGTTTAAGTGGATACCGAGGCCAGACGCCTTGGACACCTGCAAAAAAGTGCTACAGCCGTCAATACGGTTCTCGCTGGACGAGTGTAAAGACCTGCCAGACACCAACTTTGTCAACAGGGCGACTGAGCTAACGTCCCAGCAGAAGAAAGCGTTTAAAGAGATGCAAGACAAGGCGGTAACAACGTTCTCCGAAGGGCAGGTTACTGCGGCTAACACAGCGGTAATGCTGTCAAAGTTACTGCAAATTTGTTGTGGCGTTGTGTATGGCGAAGATACCTCTATAAAGATCGACGCAAAAGAACGTTACGCTACTCTGACTGAGCTACTTAACGAAATCAGCGACAAGGTTATCGTTTTTGTACCCCTCAAAGGAGTGCAACTTTGGTTGCAAGAAAAACTTTTAGCGGATGGCTATGACGTAGCACTAGTAAACGGCGATGTCGGTAAGAAAAAGAGAGACGAGATATTTAATAACTTTCAGTACACTGACACACCCAAAGTTTTGTTGGCGCACCCCAAAGTCGCGGCGCATGGTTTGACATTAACAGCGGCAAAAGACATAATTTGGTTTGCACCTATTTACTCACTTGAGCAGTACGAACAAGCAAATGCGCGTATACGGCGTCTTAGCACAGAGGGCAAGACTACCGTATGGCACATAGCGGCTACGAAGTTTGAAGAAGAACTTTATAGCCGTTTGAAGCACAAGAAAAACGTGCTTACGGAATTCCTTGATTTAGTACAAGGGATAAACCATGACGATGACTAACTTACTAGGAGTAACCTATGAACTACGAAGAAGCGGCTACTCGCTACGCCCAAGTGCGTGGCGAAATAGACCAACTTGACAGGGAGTACAAGGCTAATAAAGCCTCCCTCAAAGAGAAACTTATTTTACTAGAGAACTGGTTTACGGCGCGTGCGCAAGAAGACGGGCTAGAGTCTATAAAGACCAGCCTTGGTACGGCGTACTGGTCCTCGCATCAATCGGCAACCGTTGCCTCCAGAGAAGATTTCTTTGCGTTTTGTAAAGAGCATGACGCTTGGGAACTGGTGGAGTCTAGGGCATCCAAGACTGCTGTACGTGACCACCTTGAAACCCACGGCGAACTGCCACCGGGGATCAACTACAACACCATTAAGGTATTCAACTTCCGTCGTAATCAGAGAGGCTAATCATGTCTAATGTAATGAATGTACCAGACCATATTGCTGAACGTATCCGTCAGCGTAATGAATCAGGCAAGAAGTCTGCCGTAGCTGGAGCTATTGTAGGCAACTCGGGCGAAGGCTCAAGCATACCCAGAATCAGTATCCGGTCTTCACGTTACCGGCTGGTGGAGTCTGGCGTAGAAACTGTAGTGGGAACTACTTTGGACGTTGTTATCGTGGGCGCTAACCCCCGCGTATCCAAGGTATTCTATGGTAGGGCTTATGATGGTGAAAACACCGCCCCTGACTGCTTTTCTACTGATGGCGTAAAACCTCACGCTTCTGTAGAGAACCCCGTCTGTGCTAGCTGTGCAGGGTGTCCCAACAACGAGCTAGGCTCAAAGATTTTACCTAGTGGCAGTAAATCTAAGCTGTGCGCTGACCAACGGCATCTGGCTGTTGTAGCCGCCGCAGACCCATCCAAGGTGTACAGCCTAACGATCCCCGTATCAGCGATGCGCGGGTTGCGGGAGTATTTCAAAGAACTGGGTAACTACGGATTAACACCCGAAGAAGTTGTTACAGAGCTTGGGTTTGACGACGAGGCGAGCTACCCCCGAATCCAATTCAAGCACAAGGGTTACGTGCCAGAGAACAAGCTGGACTCGCTGGAGAAGCTGACAGAGCATGATTCAGTGAAGATTGCTACACGGCAGATTGAGCCAAGCGCGACACTCCAAGCCCCCAAAGCCGAGACGAAACTTGAGGCAAAAGAGGAGGTTGCAGAAGAACCGCCAGCCCCTAAAAAGAAGCCAAAAGTAGAACCAGTAAAGGCATCGGACGATTTAGCTAACAGTATTGCTGATCTTTTTGATGAATAAATGTTATGGTGTACGGCCCCGCGTCCAGCGGGGCTTTTTCGTCTAGGGGGCAACCGCGTGGAGACACAAGAATTTTTAACCCGTGTTCACGCCAAGTCAGATCAGCTAGTAATTTGTTGTTGGAAGCCAGACCCACAAGGTAACGTCAAAGAGGGATTTTTTTGGCAGGAGGCTTCGTATGACTACGCGGATTATGATAAGGCGGCGGCTCGTATAGCCCAGTGTGATAAACATCCGAACGTGACGGTGTATTACACGGTAGGTTCATTCGCAGACCACGAATACGTAAACAAAAACGGAAAAAAGAAGTGGTACAGGAAAGCAGAATTTGCGAGGTATTTCAAAGCACTGGCGTTTGATTTAGACATCGGAGATGACAAACAGTACACAAATCAGATGGACGCTGTAAAAGCACTGAAAGATGTACTGGAACAAATGCAAATGCCCTTCCCTATGCTGGTGTCTTCTGGCAAGGGACTGCATGTTTACTGGCCGCTAACAGAGGAACTTCCCACCAAAACGTGGGTGCAGTTGTCCAAGGCGCTTCGTGTGGCGCTGGCTGAGCATGGGTTAGACATAGATACTTCCAAGATTCACGACCCGTCTATGGTGTTGCGCCCTGTGGGATCGCACCATAAAAAGTCCAGCGATTGGAAGCCGGTCAAAGTCGTAAAGAACTGTCAAGATTTTGACCCTATGATGTTGGCAGGCATACTCAAGAAGTGGGTAGTACAAGAACCAGAGCAAAAGAAGCCTAAAAAGTCGTCTATTGCTGACGCGATTATGGGCACTAACGACGTTGTTTTAGACCGCGTAGCAGAGCACTGTACCCAGATCCGTGCGTTAGTCGCTAGTGGGGGCTTCATGGACGCCGCAGGGGAGCAAGTAGAAGAACCCCTGTGGAGGGCGTCACTAGGCATCGCAAAGCACTGTACAGACCCCGAGGAGGCTGTAATACGGCTTGCAGGGGAGCACCCTGACTTTGACCTCAAGTCCAACATGAACAAGCTGGATGGCTGGGGTAGTCATGGGCCGACAACTTGCGAGACGTTTGAGCGCCTATGCCCATCTGGATGCAACGGCTGTCCTCACAAGGACACCATAAAGAGTCCCGCCCGTCTTAGCTCTACCACCTCGTTGACAGTGGAAACGGACAAGGGCGAAGAAGAAATAGAGTTACCACAAGGCTACGTGATACGCGACAACTGTGTATACAAGGAAGTACGCGAGAAGGTCGAGTCTACTGATGCTAACGGCTACCCAACGACTGTTGAACAAGTAGAATGGGTATTGGTATCGCACTACATGATGCACGTTCTGGGCATCTACA